ACAGTCTGCTGCAGTTGCTTTAGCAGATTTAATGTCTAAGGTACCTAGTGGTGATGGAGAAGGTGGTGCTCTTGTTAAACGCACTAATGTAAATAAGATCACAAAGGCATACAATTTACCAGCAATGGATACACAAGATCCAGCTGGTGATGGTGGTGGTGAGGATGATGAGGAAGAGGTAGAGATAAAGAAGAAGAAACAGAAAGGTCTTTGGGAACTTCTGGTAAACTATGGTATTTCTAAGTTCTCGAAGAATAATCGACCTGCAGATCATAGGAGAATGTTACCACCAGGAGGAACTTCTCCTACTAAAGGACTATTACCAGCTGCTAAAGAAGGTGATGGGTTATGGACTGGACAGCATCTTGGTGGATATGGTGGTGGACTTGCTAACTTTATGGGTGATGGTAAATCAGCTCGTATAAAAGAGATAAAGGCGGGAACATATAGTCCACAAGCATACGAAGAGTTGGTGAATTTGGGATATAATGAACATAGAGCTAGGTTTTGGGCCAGAAAACAGCAGATTAAGGACCAAGTATCTTTTGCCAATAAAACTGGTAAATCATCCCTAGGGATGATGCAGGATGAGCATGGAAAGTGGTCTGAAGCTCCATATGCTAAAGGATTATCGGATCAACCAAAACCTGTAGTACAAACTAATATCAATGAACTAACTGAAACTGTAATACAGGAAAATAATCAGGCTATAGCAGAACAATCAGATCCAGCTGCATTGAAAGAGAAAGCAGAAACAGCTATTGCTTCACCACCTGTGGCGGCAAATCCATCAAAACCAAGTAAAGCTGACATGGGATCATCTGATGCTGTACCTAAGATTAAATTATCTCCTTATTTTGAGGAATATACAAAAACTTCTTCATACTAATGGCATTAAATCAATCTAATTTTATATTAAGAGACTTCGTTATCGCTGCTGGCGGTGAGGAGTATAGGTTTACACCTAATCATCTGACATATTTGAGATACACTGAGGATATTTCGAGTGCTGCTGTTAGGATAGAAGCTCAGATAACTGATAGTGAAACTGGTGTCATATCTGAATTGCAAGGTATGGAACCTGTAATTATTGGTTGGGAAGATCAGAAAGAGAATTTCATTACCTTTAATGGAATCATATATGATATACAGGATAGGAGTAATAAGGAAGGTAAATCAAAAGCTACTATACTATGCTGTACTGCAGACCTTATGAATAATGCCGCCACTAAATTATCGAAGAGATTTGGCCCAGGTGGAGGTAAAAAGATCAGTGATATTGTTGAGAAGGAGATATTGAATGATATATTGTATACCACATATGATATTACTGTAGAACCAACCCAGAATAAGTTTTCATTTGTGTCTCCTTATTGGACTCCGTTTACTATTATTAAATGGCTTTGTACTAAATCTATTTCAGGATCATCGGGTAGTGGTAAGAATGCATCATGTGGATATACTTTCTATTTGAATAAGAGAGGGTACCAGTTCCAGTCATTCGATTCATTCTCGAAACAGGAACCAGTTAAGAAGATTGTTGTTGGTCATAATCCTGATGAATCAGAAGAGGAAGATGATAAGATGATCATCCCAGTTCAGTCTATGCAGGTCACAACATCTTCTGATATTCTGAAGGGTATGAACATGGGAAGTTTTAATAGTAGAGTAATGTCCTTGGATGTAAAGGACATGAAATATGAGGAACATCCATTTAACATTAATAAATATTATACCAGTGTACCTCTTTTAAACCCTAGCTACTCACCACCAGAGTATTTTAAAAAATTTGATAGAGATAACGCATCTACCCGTATAATGTCTAAGGTAATGGATAGTGCATTATTCACCGAAGGTAAATATACACAAGGTTTAACAGCACAATTATCTCAGGCAGCTCTTAGGGAAAAATTATTTTACAATAAATGTGTGGAAGTGGAGTATATTGGATTACTTGACCTTACTGTAGGTGATGTAGTAGAATTACTATCATTTAAGGGTAAGGCTAGAGAGGTTGATGGTGCAAACAGTGGTATGTATGTTGTTGGTATTATAGAACGTCAATTCATTTCCCAGAACGATAACATGAGTACAAAACTTACATTATATACTGACAGTCCAGGTATTGAAATTCAAAGCTAATGTCATTAGAAGCAGTCGCTAGTTTTATAGGTAAAGATGGGTTCAACTGGTGGGTTGGGCAAGTTGAGAATGATGGTAGTGGTCATTTTTGGAGTGATATGGCCAAAAATGCTGCAAAGGGTGTTGCATCTGCTGCTGTTGCTACTAATCCTGTACTTGCTGCAACTGGTCTTGCTTCAAAAATTGATTTAGATTGGGATTGGACTAATAAGGTTAAAGTTAGGATTATGGGTTACCATAGTCCAGATAAAGCAACTCTTCCAACAGAAGATTTACCATGGGCCATGGTAATGATGCCAGTTACTCATCCACAAAGGTCTGGTATTGGATCATTACATCAACTTGCAATTAATAGTTGGGTAGTTGGTTTCTTCATGGATGGTGCATCTGCACAGGTACCTATTGTTATGGGTGCTATTGGTGATGAGAACCCAGAAAATGCTTATGGTACTGAAGGTGGAGGTGCTACTGGATTTGCACAGATTGCTGCACCTGAGTATGAGAAGAGAATGCATGATACTTCTGGTAGTGGTGTGGCAGGTACTGGATCAACGGTAGAAGAAGATACTAAGACAGGTTTAGATAAGGCACCAAGTAAGAATGCTGGTGGAACTGATGGTGCAGGAGGTGGAACTGATAGTAGTACTGATGATACAAAAAATCCAAGGGGTGCTGCTCCTGCTGACTCCGAGAGTAGGAAGAAGGCTGATGAAGAGAAATGTGTTACTGTTCAGGTAGGTAATGGTAAATGTGGTGGTGAGACTGCTGTTAAATTAGAAGCTCCCATGGCGGAGTTTATGAAGTTTGCTCGTGGTATAAAACAGAATGCTATAGGTGAGTATATTGATAAGGCAACGGGTGCAGTAGTTGATCTTGACTATAAGATTAATGTTACTGCTAGAAGAATAGAAAAGAAATTAGCAGGTCTTACTGGTAACATCAAGGGTGTTGTGCTAGAAGATGTCAATAAGCTTGTACAGAAAGGTCTTGATGATATTAATATACCAAATCCAGACTTAGATAATGTTGTTAAGGATCAACTTAAGGATATTGGTGGTTTAGTATCTTGTTTATTCAAAGATTTACTCAAGGATCTAGGTAGTTTCATTAAAGGGATGCTTAACGATCTCCTTTCTAATGTCCTTGACACTGCACTATGCCTTATCCAAGATATGATCGGTGATCTTATGGGTAAGATCATGGATAAAATTAATTCAGCACTGAGTATACTAAAAGGTGTTACTGGTTCTATTAAAGGTGCTGCTGATAAGATACAGGGTATATTAAGTAAGGTTCTTGATATCATTGACCTATTTTGTGATGGTCAAGTTTCTTGTGCTATTGGTGCTTCAACATTCGAGACATGCCATGGTGCTAAGAAGAAAGGTAATGAGGCTAAGGAAGGAAATGTAAATCAGTATCCAGTTAAACCACCTAATTTTGGAGCAGTGGTTGGTGATGGTATACCTAAGAATGGTTTTGTACCATTTGTAGATAACTTGGGTATGAAGAAAGTATTCAATGTTAAGAGTGGTGCTTTAGTTGACTTTAGAGGACTTGAAGGTCAAGCATCAGGTCTTGCATCTTCTGCCTTTGGTACTAAAGGACCACTGGATAAGTTCCAATCATTAAATTTCTATGATAGCAGTGGTAATATCAGTAAAGCAACAGTCAATTGCTCAAATAGTATTCTGAATAAGAAACCATGCTTCCCTGAAATGGTATGGGACAACCTACAATCCACTACTCCAATCAAAGCTTTACCTATTGTTGATGATATTGGAGCAATTCTTGGTGTCTTTATGAAGAATAAGGGCAGTGATGTTAATTTAGAGGCTAAAGTTAAGGCTCAGTTTACATGTAATGAACCTGAGGGTGGTGGTGCTACCTTTACTCCTCTTATTAAAGATGGTAGAATAGATTCTATAATGGTAGTTAACTCTGGTATTGGTTATGGATTTGATCCCTCAACCACATATTGTCCTAAAGAACAGTATGCAGCCAAAGTTAAGAAGTCTGGATTAGTTGAACATGTTGTCGATGGTGACACTTTAATGTTAGTTCAAACTGCTGCTGGTGTTAAGGATGAAACAACTCCTGATGTACTACAAGTAGTTGATACTGATTATGATACTGATCATATCCTCATTGCAACTATTGATCCCGAATTTACCACTCAATTTGAACAGGGTATGGTATTGAGGACAAAATCAGGTCATGAATTCACTCTGAACTTCACTGATAAGTTCCCAGAGCTTGTTATACCACCAGATGCTACTGCAATCTATGCTTATTGTAGTGATGTTATTCCAGTCATTGATAATATAAAATCTGTTAATGTTGGAACAGGATACGTTAATCCTAAGATCACAATTGGATCAGGAGTTGACGAACAGGTAATCGGAGAGTACACTATAGATGAAGACGGTCAACTAGTTGAACCTAAGATTACAAAAAAAGTTTTGGGGTTTGTAAAACCTAAGATTCGTGATGTTGGACGTGATAATATACCTGGACGAGGTAGTGGAGCTAAGATTTTGCCTATATATGGTTATTCTGGCCCTAGAAAGATTAAGGAATCAAACATCCTTGAACTACAAACCTACGTCGATTGTGTTGGCCACCCTATGATAGAGAAGAATGAGTAAATTATTTCAGGGTGGTACTAATCAAGAGAATACTAACCCACAAGTAAAAGTTAAGTATCCTCGGAACTATATCCAGACTACTTCGTGTGGACATTGTATCGAGATGAATAACACCCTTGAGGGTGAAAGAGTTCGTATAATCAATGCGAATGGTAATTTCTTCGATATGGACCAGAAGAATAATACTAATCTGGTCTCAAAGAATGATACTATATTATTATCTGAGCATAACCTAGTCATTAAGGTTGGTACAGATGTTGATACAGATAGAGTTTGTCTTCAAGTAATTGGAGATGTTAACCTATATGTTGAAGGTGACATGCACACTGAAGTTGAGGGTGATCGTTTTGATACCGTCAACGGTAATTGGGAAATGAAATCCAATGGTGTCATGCATATTCGTGCTGAAGAGAACATGGCGGTTCATTCAAAGAACCAAATGAAGCTTCAGTCTAACTCATATGAGAATAAAACAACCTTCCTACTTAATGACTTGAGTGAAGGTGGCTCCATCAAGGAGAATGTTAAAGGTAATTATGAAGTTAAGATTGAAAAGCCTACATCTACTTACTCTATCAGGAGTGAGGGTGATATTCGTACCGAAGCTCAAAAATGTAGGTATGAATATATAAAAGGTAACAGATTTAGTCATGTAGAGGGTAAGGATAAACTTATCATCGATGGTGGAGATAAAGAATGTATCGAAGGTGGAGCATTCGAGGGAATGGACACTGGAGTTGATCCTAATGCATATAAGATTGGAGTCACTGTTGGCGGTATGAATGCTGCAGTTGCTGGAATCTACTCAGTACAAGCAGCTACCATAGATATGGACGCAGGTGCTATATATTTGAATTGATGGTAGTACATAAAGTTCAAAATGACTTTCCACATGTCAATAACAAAGCAAGAGGCTGTGTTTTTAAAAAGCATTCTTGCTAAACA